TTTCGATGCTGAAATAGATTTTGTATGGTGCACATCTGATCTCGCTATGGGCAATGCTGCATTTTTAAAAATAAAATTCTTTTTAGAAGAGATATTACATCAAAGTGTTTTTACACATAAATCAGCACTTATTAATATGGATAATTTATCTAATAACATCGTAATGTTTCCATATTTACCAACAAGTGATATTATTGCGATGACAATAAGTGCTAAATTAAATGCAATTGCGGAAGGTAACATTGATATTGTAAGTGTAAAGATAACAAGTAAATTTGAAAATCCGGTAATGAGTTATACATATGCAGATGAAGATTATCCTGCAATGCCGAGTCTTGAAACTTGGGTAGGACAAAAAGAATATTATTATAAAACGCCGTGGTGGTTCCGTAATACACCAGAAACACATGATTATGATGTTGATGAAGAAACAGACTTGACAACGCCGCCGGAATATGATAATGTATTAGATGAAATACAACAAGTAATACTGGGTGAGTTAGAATTGGTAGATCACCCAGGTGAGGTTATTAAGATACATGATTGGCAGCCAAAAATCGTTGAAGATTGATTCATTAAAAGATCAATACGGACGTGTTATATATAATAGACATGACCTATATGAGATGTTATACAATGGCGAAGATATTAGTCAGATAAAATATGTTGACTGGCATGAAGATTTCGAAAAATATAATAAGGCAAATACAAGTAATTATATTAACATACCAGAAATAACAGCCATAGAAGAATTAACAGGAGATATTGAAGATTTTGATCGTAGACTTCAAAAAGATTGGTTTATTCCAGAAAAATATAAGAACTTAAATATAATTGATTATGTACTAGAATTAACTCCTACAGAAAATCAGAATAGATGTATAGAAGAACTTGATGAATTTAATAAACGTGATATGCTACCATTACTACAATATATGGTTTATCTGGTAGATTTTATGCGTGAAAATAACATTGTATGGGGTGTAGGGCGTGGCAGTAGTGTCGCAAGTTATGTGTTATACATAATCGGTATACATCGAATAAATAGTGTTTACTATGAGTTAGATTGGCAAGAATTCCTTAGATAGAAAGGCAAAGAAATGAAAAAATACAGAAGTATGCGAGGGGTGGAACTAGACCTTGGAAAATTACTATCAAAACAAGAAAAAAATATCACCGTTGGCAATACATCATCGAATGCAAGAGGTGACAAACTAGGCCGTGGTGGTAGGGTTATGAAAGCCGCAGATGAAATTGCAAGAGAACATTATAATCAAAATAATCCAAATGCAGTTAAACAGGCATCTATTAAATTAGATGATACTCCTAAACCAAAGAACCAAGAAGTTCCAATGGAAGATGATTGGCAAGAGCCAGCACCTGAGCCAGCACCTGAGCCAGCACCACCTGCTCAAAAAGAAACAAAAGTAGAACCAGTATTTGAAAATGTTAGCCCTGGTCCAATACCCGAAGAATATAATAATGATGATGAATGGGTAGAAGATGCAGATGGCAATTTTGTAAAAGCAGAAGAACCAAAGAAAAATAAATCTAAAAAATCAAAATAAGGAAACAATGATGAAAACGTTATCTCCAGTTGGAAATAAAATTATTCTTACTAATATGGATACAGGATTTAAAAAACTAAATGGAATTATTCATTTGGATGATAGTACCGCAGAAGCAGGTGACAGAGGCATTAGACCACGCTGGGCAGAAGTATATGCAGTAGGACCAGAGCAAACTGATGTTGCAGTTGGCGATTGGGTTCTTATGCAACACGGTAGATGGTCACAAGGGCAAGACCTCCGATTATCAGAAACAGAATCAATTCGTTTTTGGCTAGGCGACCCAGAAGGCATTTTAGGCGTCAGCGATAATGGCAAACCACCAGAGATACAAGTGGCGTGATAGATGTATTCTATCTTACTTACCAGGATGATTATTCAGATAACAATTTAAACAGAATATTATCTAAGGTTGCAAAGAATCAGCGAGTTATTAATACTGCTGATATCGATGGAGTATATGAGGCGCATCTAACGTGTGCAGAACAAAGTGCTACTGAAAACTTTTATGTTGTTGATGGTGATGCTTGGATAATTGATGATTTTGATTTTTCATATATACCATCAGATAGCATAGATGTATATCCTACTGTGCCACAGACGCAGTGTACTCACGTTTGGAGAGCATTAAATCCAGCAACAGGTGAACTTACAGGATATGGTGGTGTTAAATTATTTAATCGAAATTCATTCTTTGTTAAAAGTTCCACAAAAATAGTTGATGTAACAACTGGTGTTGCAAAACTTGGCTATCCATATTATCGTATAGACAAACCTTCAAATGAAACTAGATTTGCAACGACTCCATTTAATGCATGGAAAGGTGCGTTTAGAGAATGCGTTAAACTAGCAAGTGGAGTGGCATCTGATGATATACAATCAAGACTTGAACGCTGGAAATCACCATTACCCATTGAACACTGGGAATTAATTTCTGTTGGTGCAACGATGGGAGAAGACTTTGGTGAATTCTATCGTAATTCGCCAGAAGCCTTACAAAAAATAAATGATTTTGATTGGTTAAACGAAATATATCTTGACATTTAGAACGAATCACTGTATAACATAATAGTAATAACAAAAGAGGTCTATTATGAATGATGTTCTAAACGATATACAAGTTCTAGAAAATGCAATCATTGCATTTACCGAAGGTGCGAGTGACGAAAAGTTTGCTGCAATGTGTAGTCTTGAACAAATGTTGATTGCCAAGAAAGATATCGTATCTGACTTTGAAGCAGAGTATGCGCCAAATGAGTAAGCGTGAAAAACTTGATGAATTTATTTGCTATGCTATGGTCAGTGTATTTGCATTGGGCTGGATGGACTTTGGTCAAGGTCCACAGTATACATGGTGGAATTTAATTAACTATTTTGGAAATTAAAGGTTGACAATCTAGAATCAGTATGCTATAACTTGTATATAAGATAAAAAGGAACACACGATGTCAGATGCAGAAATGATTTGGGACGAATCAAACAAGGTTAATGCTGGAACTGCTCAAGGCCAACAATCACGTATGGTTGAAATGGATATGTGGGCTTGGAAACAAAGTACAACCTGGCCTAAGGGAACCACACTTAAATATATTATTCAAGTATATGCAGAAGCACGTGGTTGGAATCAAAGTCCGGTAGATGGATTCCAGTTAGTATACTAATTAAGAATATCGGTTCCTTAGCTCAGCTGGATAGAGCAACTGCCTTCTAAGCAGTAGGTCATAGGTTCGAATCCTATAGGGACCGCCAAATTAAATAAGGAGAAGAAAATGAAACCCTCTAATAAGCCTACTATTGGGTGGGCAAATACTCTAACAACTCTCTTTACACTACCTAAAGAAATGTGGGATAGTGTAATGACAGTTGAAAAATCACCACTACGTAATTTAGATCCAATGGTAGGACATATGGTATTTCAATGCCTATTCTTTATTTGGAGTGGCATCTTCGCAGTAATGGTAGGTAGTATGTTTGCTTTTGGTATTAGTGCAGCGTTTCACATTTTTCTAATTAGTGGGATTACAATTACTGCAGTTACTTTTCGACAAGCAGAAAAAAATCCTGAATCACTAAACAAATTATTACAGTCTGGTCGTAAGTATACCGGACGTGGAAATGGAGGCGAACATGAGTGAAGATAAATTTGAAATTCATCGACCACACAAAATGCTTGATTGGTTAGAAGGTGAAGTTACTGAATGGGCATTTGGATTAATTCAGGAACACTTTGGTGTAGATTCGCCCGATGAATTGGAACGTGAACAAATTGATGAAGTTGTTGAACAATGGAGCGAAATGCTTGATATGTCAGGTGGCGATTGGTTAGCAATGGGATTACGTAATGCTATCAGTCAATGGGAAAATGAACACGATGATTATATCATCTAATTGAAATATGCTCGTATGGTGGAATCGGTAGACACGCCAGACTTAAAATCTGTTGCCTTTATAGGCGTCCCGGTTCAAGTCCGGGTACGAGTACCAAATATTATTAAGGAGAATACAATATGACAGATGGACCATTTAAAAATGCATTCGAATCAGACGTAGAAGGTGTCATTCGTAGAGAAATTGTTACATATCGTATGAAAGATAACGGAATAATTGTAAAAGAATCTGCATATCGTGACTATTATGAAAGTGGCGACTATCATGACTATATTTCATCAACGCCATTAGTGGAACGATAGTATTAATAATAACGCTCCTGTAGCTCAGTTGGTTAGAGCCACCCGCTCATAACGGGTCGGTCGTAGGTTCGAGTCCTACCGGGAGCACCAACGAATTGGAAGTGAGACTTGGTAGTCAGAGGAGTCTTATATGCTCTTTGCGCCAGATTAGCGCCTTTGAGGTGGTTCGAATCCACCCACTTCTACCAAATATTAAAATGAAACAAAAATAGGCAATGAATTAAAATGACAGATTTTGAAGCATTAGAAAGACTATTAGCAGACGAAGTGTATGAACGTGAAAATTTGGAAGACGATCCATTAAATATTGATGGATGGTTAAACGATATTGATGCCGAGGACGCTACCATTGAAGAAATGATGGAGAACATTGTCAGCGATGAAGAGAATCGTACACGTATTCTGAAAATGATTGAATTTTTAGACTAACATAAAATCTTGGGCGGCGGGCTGCAAGGTGCGGCAGCGGACTGTAACTCCGCCGAGGTGACTCATGCCTGGTTCGATTCCAGGGTCGCCCACCAAATTAGGATTATAACTTATGAAACTATTACTATCTTTTATTATTATTTCTTTCTTTATGCTGGGTATGCCGATCATTGTTTCAGCAATTGCATATCCAGATAATTGTAAGCAGTCAATTCTTATTCCATGTTTAGGAATAGACAAATAATTTAAAATAACTCTTGACAATCTATTTCTACCATGCTATAAAATATGTATAGAAACGATAAGAGAGAATCACAATGATCCATTCAATGCTTGAAATCGAAATCCGTGATGCAGTTGAGAAATCAGAAAACCTCAATGAAGATTATTCAATCAACTGGAATTTCGTAGATGCTGATGCATATGCTGCGTGTCGCTCATTCTGGAAAGACGATGAACAATTTTATGAATCATTTAATGAAATTGTCGATATGATTATTTCAGAACGCAAAGAAGAGGCAGATGCAGAACGTCAATTGTCATTTGATATTGGAGAATAATAACAAGCGGTTGTAGCTCAGTTGGTTAGAGTATCGGCCTGTCACGCCGAGGGTCGCGGGTTCGAGTCCCGTCAACCGCGCCATAGTTAAAGGGTTTTGTTCCTCTTTTAAAATAATTGAACAAATGGTGCCCAGAATGTCCTAAGCACGACCATAAACTGCTTGACATTATTTGTCCCGTTCGTCTATCGGTTAGGACGCTAGGTTTTCAACCTGGAAAGAGGGGTTCAATTCCCCTACGGGATACCATTAATACGGAGTATAGCACAGTCTGGTAGTGCGCTGCGTTTGGGACGCAGAGGTCTAAGGTTCGAATCCTTATACTCCGACCAAGAATGTGGACAGGTGGCTGAGTGGCCGAAAGCACCGGATTACTAATCCGGCGAACCGAGAGGTTCCGTGGGTTCGAATCCCACCCTGTCTGCCAAGAGCCACGCAAGAGTTACTACTTGCTAGTATGGGTTACAAGATCCCATATGAATGAAGTGAGGTTGTTCTCATACAAAAAAATGTCGATGCAGAGTATTGTCGCACAGCGGAGTGTGTTAGTGTTGATGACCGAACTACAACAAGTTACTAGTTGGTGGGCTGATGGTATAAAGATGCGTCCGTACAAATTTACGGTAATCATATGACTGAATATAATTTATCTGAACTTATTGCGAGTGCCTGGTGTGATAAAACAACTTGGGCTGATATTAAATCTCAGTATGATTTAACTGAAGATGAAGTTATGAAAATAATGAAATATAATCTTAAAAAACGTAGTTATGTTGTATGGCGTGAACGTGTTCGTAGGCACAAAAAACAAAATTAGTACTTGACATTCTGAACGAATCACTATATAAAGTAAGAGTAATAAGAAGAAAGTATGAATATGTCAAACGAAAAAATTATCTTTACTGACTGTGATGGTGTTATGCTTAATTGGGAGGGTATGTTCTCAGAGTGGATGGTTCAAAAAGGTTATTCTAAAAAAGTAGAAAACGTATATGACATGAGCATTACATATGGTATTGCAAAGGCTGACGGAAAGCGTTTAGTAAAAGAATTCAATGAAAGTGCGTGGATGGGATTTCTTCCAGCATTTCGTGATGCTCGGAGTGGGGTTGCTCGGCTAGTTGAAGCAGGCTACCAGTTTGTTGTTATCACTTCTCTTTCACTTGATGAAAAAGCACGGCTACTCCGTATCTCTAACTTAAAGAATGTATTTGGTATGGATGTATGTAAAGAAGTTATTTGCCTTGATACAGGCGCAGACAAAGATGATGCTCTTGCTGAATTTACAGCAAAGTATCCAACTGCTGAATATTGGTTAGAAGATAAAACTGAAAATGCTGAATGTGGTTTACAGTTTGGTTTGAAAAGCGTGTTGATTTCACACCCACACAATGAAGATTGTGATAACAAAGAAATCATTCGGTGCGAAGATTGGAATGCAATTGTGCACACTGTTCTGGGTTAGATGTTCCTCTCTTTCTAACTAATCCAAATGTAAAGGGGAGCATTGCGCTCCCCTTTTTTTATTCGTCTTCTCCGTAAATTTTAAGAACTTCCACAACTGCTGGATGTCGTTCTACATCCATCATATCAAAACGTGAGATAGCAATATGATTCATATTTGCAAGTTCATAACGTCTAGTAAGTTCCATAAAATCTGAAAGACCGTTCTCTGAAAAACCTCGGTCATGTTGTTTTAAGTCACCCGTAACAATCATCTTAGTGTTGTTGCCTATGCGGGTCAATAGCATTTTCATTTGTGACTTTGTAGCGTTCTGCATTTCATCTGCAATGATCCAAGCGTTCTCAAACGTTCGGCCACGCATATATGCAAGTGGTGCGATTTCTATAATGTTCTCTGCTAACATTGATTCAATTTCAGCCACCGAAAAATGCTTTTCGAATATATCAAAAATTGGTCTTGTCCATGGTGCCATTTTTTCATTTAGATCACCTGGCAAAAAACCATGTTGTTCGTCTACTGATACAGCAGGACGAGTAATAATAATCTTTTTTACCTCTCTTTCCATAAACGCTTTTACGCCCATAAGTGTACACAATAAAGTTTTACCTGTACCTGCTGGTCCAATCGCAAAACATATATTATTTTTTGGATCTGCCAGTTGATATAGATAATCTTCTTGTGCTATATTACGTGGTAAAATTGTGGGGATTGATTTTTTTCTTAATGGTATGATACCGCTACGCTGGCCATCTGGATGATAAGTTTCACGGTTAGTTTTAGTTGGTTTACTTTCAACACGCTTCTTTCGTGCCATATTTGGATTCCTCCTTGTGAAAGGTTATTTCAAAGTATGAGATAATTTTATTGCTCTCATAATAATACTTATCAATTAAATTATCTAATTGTATGATATTATTACATATTGACAAAAAAGTTTTTATGTGATAAATACTATTAACAAATGGAGTTTAACTAATGTCTGACATAATGAAAGATGATATACTTGATAATCTACGTGATATCAATAAGAATAAAACCTTATTAGATATATTAATGGAATTTGAAAAAATTCTAGAAGATACTGGCATGTATGCATATAAAAATTGGGATCTAGGTGAGATTATCGAAGGTCCAGATTTGTCACGCTATTGGCTTCATGTGAAATTAATGTATCCATATAAAGGTATGCCTGATCCTAAGGGCGGCTTACGACTAGAAAAAATAGATTGTGAAATCAAATTTGAAAAAGGTATATTAAAAACACCGGTTATACCAGAATCACCAGATGATATAGATAGTGATGGCAATCCTAAACTAAAAAATGAAGTAGTATGGTTGATAGATATTTTTATGCCACGAAAATATATTGATGATTTTAGTGATGAAAAAGTAAAAACTGATAACGGTGAGGTTGATATGTCAGACCTTCAAGATGCATATGCTTCAGGACTAGATGATGATACAAATATTAATAGTCAGGAGATCGACTCATGAAATTTAAACAATTAAATGAGGGTGTAAAATATAATGAATTACAGTCATTGGTTAAACCAACAATTTCTGTTGCAGATTTTGAACCTAAAGTGGCATCTGTAAATGAGGTTACTGTTGTTTCATTTTATACAAAAGATGAAAGACCAGCAGACGATTTAGCACGTTTTTTAGAAAGAAGTATAGTTGATATTCTGGACACCGAAGTTTCGCCAGTTGCAGACGACAATGGATACTATCTAGTTTTTGTTGAAATTAAAAATGAAAATCTAATGCATAAAGTATTCGCAATTTTAGAAGATGTTAGTAGATTGATTGATATTAACGATTGGACAATTGATTTCTTTAACGGTAAATCGATAACTGTATCCAACGATGATATTAATAATTGGCTTAAAAACAACAAAGAGTGATTTAGATGTTCACAATAAAAAAATATTTAATTATTGCTGCGGTACTTGCTGCAGCAGGCTTTGCGCTATGGCAGTACTACACGTACACACAAAACCAGATAAGAATATATGCAGAGAATGCTGCCAAATCTGAAATGGCACAAAAGGCAACTCAGGCAGCCTTGAATAAAACACAAGAAGATTTAAAACGTGTTAGAATAGAATTTGATAAAGCAAACTCAAAATTCAAAGCAGCCGACAGTCGTGTTCGCAAATTAGAAAATAAATTAGCAAGACATGAGTTAGATTTTCTAGCAGCCAGTAGACCCAAAGATGTTCAAAAAATTATTGACAAAGCAAGTGATAATATGTTAAGATGTTTAGAGATAGTGGGTGGATCACCACTAACAAAGGATGAAATCAATGCTACGAAACCTTCACAAATCAACAATGAATGTTCTGATATTGCTAACCCTAACTATAAGCCTTAGTGCATGTAGTAGAACACCAAGAGAACTAGAATATACACCACAGCCTATTGACAGACCAGAACTAATATTGCCAGTATCTGAGGAACTAAGATTATCTAAGATCGATTGGATAATTATTACACCTGATAATGCCACAGAAGAATTTGATAAAATAAAAGCAAGTGGAAAACCAGTTGTTGTATATGCATTAACTAATTCTGGGTATGAAGCACTTGCATTAGACATGGCAAAAATTCTTAAAAAACTAAGCGAACAAAATGCAATCATCGTTGCATATGAAGATTATTATTCAAATGGTGATGAAAACGATATCACCGATAGTATACAGTAGTAATAAATGGAAGCATATAGTATATTAGGAATAAATAAATACTCCAGTGAAGAAGCAATACGACAAGCATACAAAAGATGTTTATTGAAATCTCATCCAGATCATGGCGGATCAAATGACGAATTTAATGCAGTCAGACTTGCATATATACAGGTAAAAAATAATTATGTAAAAAACAAAATCATTACAATAAACTTAACAGTCAAACTAGATCAATTAGAAATGCGATATTGTCAGGGAGAAACATCTGCATTTATGTATGATAATCTAATAGTTTTTGATGTTTTTGTTCCAAAAGATACAAAGTTTGGCGATACATTGGTTGTTAAAAATATATTACCAGATACGATACTAAAAATAACATTTAAGGAATACAATGAGTAATAATTATAGTAATAGAGTTAATTGGGTCTTGGATCAATCGATTATTAAGGCGGCATCATTATCACATGAATATGTGACATTAGAACATTTACTTTATACTCTTATAGAGGAAAAAGATGTTCTAGCATTATTAGAAAAAATGAAGTGTGATATTATTAATATTATTAGAGAACTTGAAGAAAACTTGGCACAACGGGATGATCTCACAGTGGAGATAATGGAGCCCACTGGTCCAAGACATACTTTAGCAATAGATCGTGTTTTTAATCGTGCAGTTGCACAAGTTATTTTTACTGGCAGAAAAGAAATGTTCTGTAAAGATTTAATTGTCTCATTATTAAGTGAACCATCATCCCATGCTTATTATATTTTAAAGAAAAATGGTGCATCACGTGATAAAGTCATTAGTATTATTGAAAAAGATTTTTATGAAATCTTTCAGGCTAGAACGCAACGTGGACCAGCAGGCATGGCAGGACCACAAGGGCAAGGGCAAATTAAATTTGAAGATTTTTGTGAAAATTTGAATAAAGCAGCAGCAGACGGAAAAATTGATCCTGTAATTGGTAGAAGTGAAGAAATCATTGAAATTACAGAAGTGTTGGCGAGAAGAAAGAAAAATAATGTCATTATTGTAGGTGAGCCGGGAGTAGGTAAAACTGCAATAGCAGAAGGTATTGCATTAAATATTGTAAATGATAACTGTCCAGACATTCTAAAAAACAAAATAGTGTACTCACTTGATATTACAGGTATGGTAGCAGGAACTAAATACCGTGGCGAATTTGAAGAACGTGCTAAAATAGTTTTTGAACAACTCTCAGAAAAAGATAATATAATTCTTTTTATGGATGAGATTCATATGATTATGGGTGCAGGATCAGCAGGTGGATCAAATATTGATATCGCTAATTTATTGAAGCCACTATTGGCAGGTGGTAAGTTGCTATGTATAGGTGCGACAACAAGCGAAGAATATCGTGAAAACTTTGAAAAAGATAGAGCATTACAGCGCCGCTTTCAAAAAGTATTAGTTGAGCAGCCCAGCAAAGAAGATACTAAACTTATTGTTAAAGGTCTTAAAAAGTACTACGAAGAATTTCATGGTAATCCATATGATGATAATGCACTTGATTATGCTGTAGACTTGGCAGAACGTTATATGCATGGCAAATTTAATCCAGATCGTGCAATTGATATTATTGATGTTGCGGGTGCAAGGCAAAAATTAAATAATATTTCAGGTATCATTGACAACAGTGCAATTGAACATGCAGTATCAAAGATTACACGCATACCATTAGACATGATTGATGCAAAAGAAAATACGAATTATGCAAATCTGGAATCAAATATAAGAACAAATTTATTTGGTCAAAATAAAGCAGTAAGCACATTAGTAGAATCTATTCTAGTTGCTAAATCAGGAATGCGACCAACAAATAAACCAATTGGTAGTTTCTTATTTGTAGGTCCTACCGGCACAGGAAAAACAGAACTATGTCGCCAACTCGCAAGTAATTTAGATGTAACACTTCGAAAATATGATATGAGTGAATACATGGAACAACACAGTGTATCGAAACTAATAGGTGCACCTCCCGGATATGTTGGACATGCAGAAGGTGGTGCTGGGTCTGGCAAATTGATCAATGATGTAGAAGAAACACCAAATTGTATTATTCTGCTAGACGAAGTTGAGAAAGCACATCCTAGTGTTATGAACTTACTTTTACAAGTCATGGATGATGGTAGACTAACAAGTTCAACCGGCAAAGTTGCTGATTTCAGTAATGCTATTCTAATTATGACTAGTAATCTAGGTGCATCACAGAAATCTAAGTTGGCAATTGGGTTTAGTAATGATAATGACGATGCATCACTACAGGCTGTAAAAAAGTTCTTTTCACCTGAATTCAGAAATAGATTAGATGCGATGGTTGAATTTGTTTCATTGCAGCGTGAACATATTGATATGATTGTTGATAAATCAATTAAAGAATTAAATGTGATGTTATCAGACAAACGTGTAGTAATTGAATTGACTCTTGGCGCCAAGGCATGGTTGCGTGAACGTGGCTACATACCAGATATGGGAGCAAGACCTCTTCAACGAGTTATTAATGACAATATTAAAAAGCCATTATCCAAAGAAATTCTTTTTGGAAAACTAATGAATGGAGGCAAAGTAGTTGTTAAAGTTCATGAAGATGAAATAGTGTTTAATTATGATTAGAACTTTTGAGTCTACAAAATTATTTTACAAAAAATATCCTTATAAAATAGCATATAAACGCCTATATGGATTTCCATCTAAGGAAATTATTGAATCATATAAAAATAGAACTGGATATGGTTGGTGGTTTGATTATCCCACAAATGTAGAGGATCAAGTTTCTAGGGCAAATTGTATACGATTTCTTAGAAGTCAACCAGGGACAAAGTTTACAAATAGTTCAATGACACATGTATATTTTGAGGAAAAGAAAGTATTTGAACGTGCCACAAATCGGTATCCCGATTTACAAAAAGAGCACCATGTCCCTTTCATTGATAATTTGGCAGAACAGTTTGAACGATATGAAGATAATGTTGAAATAAAAAATAAACTGTATCATAAAAAATTCAGATACAAAATTCAGTTAAGATACAATAATAATCTACATGTTACACTAGGACCGTTATTAAATGAATCATACATTGATAATAATAATTATTTTTTGAATAATAATTTAAGAAAGTTCAATAAAGATCCAAATTATTCTTCTACTGTCTATTCTTCTACAGGATATAATTTATCCTATGTATTTCGACATAGTAACTATAATTCCTATGTGATATATTGCAAAGAACACATTGATATGCAATTAATGGCATTTATTGCAAGTGAAAATATTATTAAAATTACCAAAGCATTATTACGGCATGAAATATTCTAAATTGATAAATAGTTTATATAACTAATTAGTAAATTATGAGGATAAATTATGGCGAATATAAAAGAAGAAATTCTAATAATTCGAGTATCACAACTTTCCAAAAGCGGCGAAGATAAAGCAAATCTTATCAACGATGAAGTTTCGCAGACGATTGAACAAGTCGTTGCGGAATTAATTGGATCTGCCGCTATTGTTGAAGTTGACACAGCAGAAGAATAGGAATAAAAATGGCACGCAAAACAATAACTCTTTTACCTAATTCAGGTACAAATCTCGATCTTATTGGAGAAGCAGTTCCGGGAGATAGTTACTATGGATTTACTGACGGTCTTCATACAATAGCAATCTATGGCCAAGACTTGACAGGCAGAGTAAAAATTCAAGGCACACTTGCAACTAATCCTACAGACGAAGATTGGTTCAATGTATTAATTGATGGCTTACCGTTTAAAGATTATAACGAATTTACTGGAGTTGAAGGATACACCTTCACTGCAAATTTGGTATTTTTACGTGCAATACTAGACAGAACATCCTTAGGACAAACAGACATAAGCACAGTTGGATATATTGATAAAATATATTTGAATTATTAAGGGGCATACTTATGAGTATCAACGCAACACCATTTAATCCAACCTTCAAACTAGTTGGAAATTTACAAGAAGATCAAGTTCTTGTATATAACACATCTGAAGGTGCATTTATCAATGCAGCAGGAACAAGTTCTGCAGGCGGTGCTGGCTTGGATTCGGTTAGTCATACCGGCGCTGGCAATCAACTAGGTTCAATAACTGGATCATCACTTGTATTACAAACCATAACAGCCGGTACAAATGTAACAATAACAGATAGTGGCAATGGACTGATAATATCTGCAGATTTATCAACTAACCTACAAAGTGGTACTAATCTTGGATCAGGTAGTGCGTTGCTATCTGGCATAGATTCTGAAGGTACATTTAGTTTTAAAAGTATCGCAGGTGGTAATGGAATAATCGTAGCAGACGATGGTGAAACCATAACTTTATCTGCAAATATTGATACTACACAATTTTTAGTAAATTCAAATAACTTATCCGACGTTCCAAATAAATCGTTAGCAAGAACAAATATTGGCGCAATCAGTCAAGCAGATAGTGATGCCCGCTATATGAGGCTTAATGCAAATAATGCTCCTACAATTGATGATACATTCAATCTAGGCAGCAGTGATTTCAGATATAATGATATATATGCGAAAACATTGCATGGTACAGCAGTTCTGGCAGACAATTTAACAGTTGTAGGTTCAAATAATGGCGATGTTCTAACATGGAACGGTTCAACCTGGGTATCTGCACCTGCCGGTGCTGGCCAAAATGAATTTAATGCAACTCCACAAACTCTTGTAATAAATGGCCAAACACTATCTATAACTGGTGGTAATTCAATTACTCTGCCATCACCAGTTGACGTTGATAACTTTATTAAAACAGATGGACACTCTTTACCAAATTTAAATAAAACATGGGATATAGGTTCAAGCGATTATCGTTTCAATGACATTTATGCAGAGACTTTTTATGGTACTGCAATTCTTGCAAATAATTTATCAGTAAATGGCGAAGTAGATGAAGTTCTAACATATAACGGAGCAGCATGGGTTGCTGGTCCAAAAGCATACCAAGAGTTAACATGGGATGGAAATATTCTAAGTATTACAAATGGTAATAGTGTAAGTCTAAACTTAGGAAATTATGTTACAACAACTGATTTGACTACAGCCATCGATAATATTGATATTCCATATGCAGACTGGAATACATTGCAAAATAAACCAACACTACCTGCAGATATTTCGGATCTAACAGATACAGCGAATTTACTTACAAATATTGCAGATAACCTAGATTATAATAATCTTTTAAATAGACCAAATATTCCTACAGTTCCAACAAATGTTAGTGAATTCACAAATGACAGTGGTTACTTAACCAGTCATCAAAATCTAGCAGCATATGCATTAAAAATTGAACTATTTTCTGGATTGTATAATGATCTTACTGACAAACCTACAATACCAACAGATTTATTTGAACTAACAGATACAACAAATCTTCTTACCGAAAATCAAGTATTATCTCTTTCTGATAATATGCTTAGTATAACAAGTGGAAATTCAATTGACTTATCTGAATATGCCAATGTTGATGCACAGCAAATCACTTTAAATGGCACAGAACTGACGATTTCAGGTGGTAATACCATTGATCTTTCTTCATTGGCTACAACAGTGGATCTATCACCGTACGCAACTCAAGATTATGTTATTAATTCGATAGGTCTATTAGAATCTGATCTTTTCAGTGGATCATATAATGATCTGACAGATGCACCTACTATTCCTACAATACCAACAGATGTTAGTGCATTTACGAATGATAGTGGTTACTTGACAGAACATCAGGATTTAACAAATTATACTCTAAAAACAGAAGCATTCAGTGGGTCATATAATGATCTTACTGATACGCCTACTATTCCTGCAATACCAACAAATGTCAGTGCATTCACAAATGACAGCGGCTATTTAACTAGTTATACAGATACAACATATGCAACTGCAACTGCTGAAACACTTGGATTAGTTAAGATTGGGTACAGTGCAAATGGCACAAATTATCCAGTAGAGTTAAATGGCGAAGAAATGTTTGTCAATGTTCCTTGGACAGATACTAATGTTGATACAACATATACTGCTGGCAATGGACTAGAGTTAACTGGAACAGAGTTTTCATTAGATTCAACAATTGCAAACAAGGCATATGTAGATAATGCTATCAGTAATCTAATTGGTGGGGCAGATGCAGCATTTGACACGTTCAAAGAAATTCAAGATTCAATGGCAACTGATGCTGAACTTTCGTCAGCAATAAGTAATTTAAGTATTCCAACTAATGTTAGCCAACTATCAAATGATAGTGGGTATCTAACAAGTCATCAAGACTTATCCGATTATGCTCTAAAAACAGAAGCATTTAGTGGGTCATATAATGATCTTACAGATACACCAACAATACCAGAAGCATTTAGTGGGTCATATAATGATCTTACAGATACACCAACAATACCACAAGCATTCAGTGGTGTATATTCAGACTTAACTGGTGCGCCAACTGATATTTCCGAACTAACTGATACAACTAATTTACTTGTGCATGAATCACAATTATTAACACTTGCAAATAATTTAGTTACAATATCAGGTGGTAATTCGGTAGACTTATCTGAATATGTTAATACCGATGAACAAGTATTATCATTGAATGATAAAACACTTACGATATCAGGTGGTAACTCCGTTGATCTTTCTAGTTTAGTTGAAGATGTTGACTTAACTCAATATGCAACACAGGATTATGTTGTTAATACTATCAACTCATTGGGTGATAGTGATGGACAAGAACTAACATTTTCTGGAACTATTCTTTCAATATCAAGTGGTTCAGGAAATGGTAATTCAGTTGATCTAGTATCACTGGTAGATGCTGCAACCGATTTAACTGGATATGCTACTGAACAATGGGTTGATGATAAACTAGCAGCCAGATTGGATGCTGATTATCAAGACTTGTCAATAGCAGAAGGAAAACTATTTATATCCAACGGTAATTCAATTGAGTTAACGGACCTAGGCGCTTTCATAGCAACACAGTCACTATCAATCTCTGGTAATGAAATTACTATCTCGGATGGTAATAGTATTACCCTACCAGTATATAATGATGTTGATAACTATATAAAATTAGATGGACATAGTGCACCATCAGAAGATAATCTTTGGGACATAGGTAGTGCAGAACTACGTTTCAATGATGTATATGGTGAAAGATTTCATGGTACTGCAGTTCTAGCAGACAATCTTACAATAGAAGGTGATATAGGAGATGTACTAACATACAACGGCACTACATGGGTAGCAGCAGCTCCAACTGGAGGCAGTGGCGGCGGCGGCGGAGACGGTGAAGGCATACCACAAACGTTAGCACTAGTAGATACCGATTTAACAATTTCGGGTGGTAACACAGTTGATCTATCTGGTCTTGGAATAGATGGATTAACATCTAATCTGCCAACAACAACATTGGCACTAGATGCGAGTTGGAACTTTGTTCCTGAAATAAATAATTCGCAGCATTTAGGCTCAGATGGTAGACGCTGGAAAGACATTCATGTTGGCGAAGTTTTACTTGCTGGAAATATACTTGCAGCAGACTCTGTAAATGATGTGACCTGGAATGGTAATAAATTAGCCAAACTATCAGATATTCCATCTCCACAGAATCTCACATACACACATGATACTAAAACATTAGAAATATCAACTGGAAATTCAGTTGATTTAACCGAGTTATATACTGTTAATATATCAGAAACTGCACCAACCGCGCCATTAGATGGGGAATTATGGTTTGATTCCGCAAACTTTGCTCTACTAATAAACTATGATTTAGGTGGATTCCCATTCTGGATCGAATTGAATCCACAATCTACCGCACCAGATTATCAAAATCTAACATTAGATGGTACCACACTTTCAATTGATAATGGAAACTCAATAGATTTATCTGGATTAGGCGGCGGCGGTGGTTCAAATTATACAGATGCTGACGTAAAATCATATTTGAACGGAGGTTGGGATTTCGATCTTATTCCATCGACAAATGCCGGATTTAATATTGGTAGTCCAACAAATATGGTAAAAGATTTATACATAAGTGATACTACAATTTATTTCGGCTCCGCAGGCAATACATTAAAAACAGCAGGGACATCATTATTATTCAATGATGAAGATTTAAAAGATTATGCAAATTTAGTTAATAAACCTTCTATTCCACAAGATATATCAGAACTAACAGATAGTACTGGCATCATTCAAGCGGCAAATACAGATAGTCAAAGTTTGACACTTGTAGGTTCAAGTTTACAAATATCAGGCGGTAATTCGGTAGATTTATCAGGTATTTCAGGTGCAAGTACATGGGATGATTTAACTGGCACGCCAACTACATTAGCAGGATATGGTATTACTGATGGTGGTGCAAGTACATGGGATGAATTAACTGGCACACCAACTACATTAGCAGGATATGGCATCACTGATGGTGGTGCAAGTACATGGGATGAATTAACTGGCACACCAACTACATTAGCAGGATATGGTATTACTGATGGTGGTGCAAGTACATGGGATGAATTAACTGGCACACCAACTACACTAGCAGGATATGGTATTACTGACGGTGGTTCTAGCGCGTGGGCAGATTTGACTGACACTCCAACTACACTAGCAGGATATGGCATCACTGATGCTCCAGCAGATATCAGTGATTTAACCGATACAAATGAACTATTAAGTGGAGGTGGTGCCACAGTATTGGGTGATTTAACTGATGTGAGTGCTTCTGCAGCCAGCACCGGCCAGGTACTAAAATGGAATGGTAGTTCTTGGGCACCAGCATCTGATTCAACGTCATCTGGTGGCTCTGGCATATCTTTAACTGATCTAAGTGTATCAAACGCAACAGCAAGCGGCGATGAGACACTTTTAGAATATAATGACGTAACCGGTACATTTACGCTGACATCAGCAGTAGCGAGAACAACAATTGATGATTTAGATGATGTTTCCGTATCTTCTACAGAAGAAGGACAGGTTCTAACATATAATAATATATCTGGCGAATGGGAAAACAGAAATATTCCTGGAATACCAGTTGGCTCAACCGCTCCGACAGATGCGGTGGCAGGACAATTGTGGTATGATGATAGTACATCTGAAATGTACATAAACTATGATTTGGGTGGTTTCTTTACATGGTTACAAGTTTCATCTGTTCCTTTCTCTGGCAACTATACAGATTTGAACGGTGCACCAACTATCCCGTCAGATGTAAATGAATTATCAGATGCAGATGGTCTATTAGGTTCCGGCGGTGGTGGCGGTACAGGCGGCGGTATTGCTCTTTCTGATCTTAGTGTAACAAATCAATCAATTGGAAGTGCGTCTGGTTCGTTGCAATATAGTGCACAGACTGGTGTATTTACATTTATTCCACCAGATATCTCATCAGAAACACGTTCATCAGTAAGTGTAAACACTGTAACTAAATCAGGTGGCGGGTCACTGACATTTAATTCAAGTGACGGCGTATTTACATATGCACCAGCAGATATGGCAAGTGCAGAAGTTACTCCACAAGGTGGCAACGGCTCAATTCAATATAACGATAATGGTAGTTTGGGCGGTGTTGCTGGCTTTGAATATGATGCGAGTGGCGCTGGCGCTCTAATTATTGGACCAACAGGTGGCGGTAAGATTAAAACAAACTATTGGGTAGGCGCAGATAATGCTTCACAACCAATGGTAATTCAGAGTGATGACGGTTCTGGTAGCAAAGCAACACACATCGCATTCACAAATTCATCAGGTTCACAAACAACTACATTTAGTGGAACAGTTGATTTTACTGGTAATACAATTAACGGATTAGAATTAACTGACTTATCTATTAATGATGGAACATCTGGACAGGTGCTAACAACCGATGGTTCAGGTAACTTCTCATTCGCTACTGTATCAGGTGGCGGTGGGGGAGTTTCATCGTATAATGATTTAACAGATAAGCCTACAATTCCGAATGATGTTTCTCAACTAGGAGATAGTAACGGTCTTCTTGCTCATAATGTATATACAGCAGGAACAGGCATTAGTGTAGATAATTTGGTTGTTTCAATAGACTCTAATTTAGGTGATTTAAACAATGTTTCTTCTAGTGCTCCAGCATTAGGACAATTACTAGCATGGTCTGGTACACAATGGCAACCAACTGCTCCAGCAGCAGCAAATCTTTCAAGTTCATCTATCGGCGAACTGAATAATGTTGACATTTCCGGTGTTCAAACAGGTCAATTCTTAGAATGGGATGGTAGTAAATTCGTTCCAGCAAGCGGCGGAACTGTAGATTTATCAACAGAATCACTAGGTGATTTAGGCAATGTCGATGCAACAGTTCCAACAAATGGTGATGTTCTTACTTGGGATGCTACAAGTAGCGAATGGGCACCTGCAGCACCGGCAACCGGCGGTGGTGGCGGTGGTGGCGGTAGTACCACAGAGTATTTCAAACTTAACTATGCGACAAATGGTTCATTGTCTAGTATTTCGAATACAACAAGTGGAATATCAGCAAATATTGTTGATGTAAACTCAGGCGAAGTTGCTGTGACATTTAGCGGATATTCATTCCCACCATCAAACGTACTTGTTTACGGATATTCTAGAACAACAAATCAGTATATAATTATGCCACTTAATAAAGATATGACCACTCGTACTCTTAATGCAGGTGGATCCGCTGGGTCACCAATTGCATTTGGTTCACTAGGATCACTTACTATGAACTTAGTATTACGAGAGGCAGACACTGGCGCTGGAAGAAGTTTTGGGACAGATACACATGCATGGATCGTGGTGTCAATGATATAATAATTTATTTAAGGAATAATTAAAATGATTAATTATAAGACAAGTGCAATAGATTTAAATGTTCCGGCAAAAGTTATATCATGTACTGTAATAAGTGCTAAAAATATTGCATCCTGGCCACATGATGATGGTCTAGGTGATAATTGGTGGTCTGGTGCAAGTAACGCTAAAGCATATCGTTGGGAAATAACAATGGGTGTCACGCAGGTGAATCATGGTTCACATTTAACACGTACTCCATTTAGATTTGATGGATTTGACATAACTGTTGGTGATTTCATTGCTGGTGCAACAGATGGTAGAGCATTGCAAATTGTTTCAATAATAGAAAAAACCGCATTGTCAGTTACTTGTCAGGTTGAAGATAGACTCAGATACAACACTTTCAGAAGTGCGGCTGGTACTGGTATATTCAATATTCCTGGCAGTGCAATCGTATTTCAACTTAATGAAAATGGCGATCCTATGATTGATCCGCTACCAGTTGGCTCAGTTTCTAGCGATTTCTATCCTAATGTCAACTCACGATTTAAGTATCTCAATCCATCTAATAACTATCTTTTGAATCAAGACACACATGGATTTGATGAAGGTGATGTGATTTGTATGAATCCTGATACTGGTGAATTTGAAGTTGCAGGACAAGATAATATGGATAGATTAGTTGGCACAGTAACACATCCTGGTCCTGGTCCAAATAATTTTCTTCTAAGACCTGCAAATGGTGTTATTGATTTTGTGCCTGGACTACCAGGTACAGCAGGCGATTTTATATATCCAGCAATTGATGGTACCGGTGAACTAACTACTGAAAAACAAAATGTTGCTATTTTTCTAAAAATTAAAGATCAAATACCAAGTGTATCACGTGGAACTATTACAAATGGTTCATGTACTGCAGGCGATAAGATGGGTATCAATGGTATTGATGTTCAATTCTTGACAAGTAGTGGTGGCGTAGTGAGTGTAACAAACGCAAAAGATGATATTAATGCGTTAACCGAACAACATAAAGTAATTGCAGAAGCAAGCCCTGCACCTAATGAGATTGAATCAGATTCAGGAACGTATGGAAATGCATACGGTCTTGTTGGTGGATTTGCACCGTTTTCAGCAACCATTAATGGATCAGCAGTTGATTTTACTACTACTACTGCAGGACAAGGTTCATTTGGAATGCCAGTTGCTATTGCAGAAGATATGGCGAATGATATTAATGCAGCAGGAATTAATGATATAACTGCAAGTCATGCAAATGGAAATCTAATAATATTTGAAGCATCAGGTGGAAGTATTACAATTGTAAATGTATCTCCTGATGCAAATGGAAATAATTTTGCAGGAACTAATTCTATCGCTGCATTGGGACTAACATATCCTGCTGCTGCAAGTGCATTTGTATTACAACTTATAAGAGATGATGGCGGCGAGATAATAATAACTGATGAAATTGGATCACCAACTGTTGATTTTGGAGTATTATCTGGACATAATGGATCATATGCTATTGGTCTCAATGTTGAACAAGGTGTACGCAAAGCAGGTACAACTGTTGTTGCTGGAATAGCAGAAAGAGATGCACTTACTGGTGTGCTGGTTGGTGATGCAGCATATGTTCTTGATAGTGGCGAAGGTGAGTGGGCACTGTTCATTTGGGATGGGTCAGCATGGTCATTAGTAGCAGACCAAGATAGTGCGGCAACAGATGCAAGCACATTGTCATATACATTCACTTGTCCAATATCTGGATTTGGAACATCTGATACCGTCGTGTTAGGAAGAATGTCTGATAACTCAAAAGTTGTTAGTGTATTGGTTGAAGTTATTTCTCCAATGGCTGGCTATACTCCAGGCAATATCCCTTCGTTAGAGATTGGCACCACCGCAGAATCAGACCGTCTTATGAGCGCAGATTCTAATGATTTAGAATCTAGTGGTTCATATGTAACTAATCCAGATTATCACTATGAGGGCGCAACTGAAATAGAGATAAAAGCGAAGTTATCACATTTTGATGCAACAGAAGGCGAAATAAAAGTAATCGTAACTTACGTTTAATATTCGTATAAAATACAAAATACATGAAGCATAAATACAATTGTAAGATGACAATCTTACATAATTTATCTGATGTGTTCTTCCCGGATAAATTTTTCATGAAAACTTTAACCAATGTAAGACTCGAATAGTATTCGTGTTCTTATTTAATAGCTATATAATAGGAGAACTTTAATGGCTTTAATTAAAAATTTCGGTATTGCTGGTATTGGTCAGTCGGTACAGTATGGTAAAGGCGGCGGTAAAGTCGTATACGATACTAGTAACTCACTGTTCAAAATCACAACTGATGGTACTACACTGACACACGTGGCAGTGGAAACAACACCAACCGATGACAACCATGCTACTTCAAAAGCATATGTTGACTCAGTTGCACAAGGTCTTGACGTAAAAGAATCTGTTCGTGCAGCAACAACTGGTGACATCACACTAACAAGTCCAGGATCAACAATCGATAGTGTTAACCTTGTACAAGGCGACCGCATTCTATTGAAAGACCAGGCAACTGCATCACAAAATGGTATCTATGTATGGGCAGCAGGAACTGCGCCACTAGTACGTGCGATTGATATGGATGCAACAGGTGAATTTACTGGTTCATTCTTCTTCGTCGAAGAAGGTACTGTAAACTCAGACCAAGGTTTTGTATGTACAACTAACGGTCCAGTGACACCAGGTTCAACAGCAGTTGAGTTTGCACAGTTCACAGGTACTGGTCAGTTAACAGCAGGCGATGGTCTATCAAAAATAGGCAACACAATCGATATCAATGTAGATAATGCATTCATTAAAATTGATACGAATGATGCTCTAACAATCAAAGGCACTGCAATCACCGGTGAGGTTCTAAAATCAGACGGTAACGGCGGCGTAGTATATGGTGCATTAGATATCACTAACTCAGGCGCAATTTCAGGTGCACTACCACTAGCAAATGGTGGTCTAGGTGTAGACGCTTCTGATGTAGCAGGAAAAGCAACTGCGCGTACAAACCTAGGTCTAGGTTCAATGGCAGTACAAGATGCTGCAACAGTCGCTATCACTGGTGGCACAATTGACATTTCAGGCGGTACACTAACTCTAGCAGCTAACCAAATCTTAGGTGATTCAGTTGGTGGTGGTACTATTGATGGTGCTAATCTACTAGGTGCTGCAGGCAACACTTTATCAGGTTATGATATTACAGTTGGCGCTGGCAAAACACTAGACGTAGACGGTGTACTAGACGTAGACGGTGCTGCAGGTTCAGCAATCGACAATGTTGCAATTGGTACAACAACATCAGCAGCAGCAATCTTCACAACATTAACTTCTGATACAGTAGATTTAAATGGCGGTGCGATTGATAATACTGCTATTGGTAATGCAGTTGCATCAACTGGTAAATTTACAAACCTAAGTGCAACTACTTTATTCAAAGCAGATACAGTAGAAGCATTCACATCAGCAGGCGATATTACATTTAATAGTAAAATTGTTGCAGCAGCAGGCATTGACTTTGGCGGTGCATCTGTTGGAGCAGGTGGTATTACAACTGATACAATCGATGAAAAAACAGCAGATGCTGGTGTCACAGTTGACGGTGTTCTATTAAAAGACAATGGCGTAACTGCAACAGGTACTTCATCATTTACAGATGCAACAATCACAACTGCAGATATCAATGGCGGTACTATGGATGACGTAGCAATTGGTGTAACAACATCAGCAGCAGCAACATTCTCAACAATGGCAAGTGCAGCAGTAACTATCACTGGTGGTACAATTGCAGATACCGATATTGATTTAACTGGTCAAACACTTTTACTTGATGATGATCAAATTTCAGGTGATAAAATCAACGGTGGTTTAATTTCTGACTTCGCATCACAGGGTATTGATGATAATGTAACTCCACTAGGCGTATTAGTAGCAGATGGTGGTACAGAAACTAGAACAACTAGTACAATCTTAACACTAGCGGATACAGATGCAACATTTGATGCAAACCTAATCGTAAATGGTGACCTAACAGTAACAGGTACAACTACTACTGTTAATTCGTCAGAAACACTAGTAGCAGATAACTTAATCACATTAAATGCTGGTGAAGTTGGCGCAGGTGTAACAAGTGGTTCAGCAGGTATTGAAGTTGATCGTGGTTCAGAAGATAATGCAACACTACAGTGGAATGAAACTCTTGACGTTTGGGAATTCAAAGTAGGTACAGCACTAGCAGACCTAAAAATTGGTTCACAATCTATGGATGCAATCGCAGTTGATAACATCGGTGAACTAACTCCAAATGCAGGTATTACATTTACCAATGAGGTAGCAGGTTCAAATGCAACATTCTCTGGTACAGTTACAGTAGATACAATCGCTGAATATTCAGCAGATGTTGGTGTAACAGTTGATGGTGTAAGTCTAAAAGATGGCGTTGTAACTGGTGGACTAACTGCAGAAGCAGGTGATACCGTAAACGTATCAGCAGCATCTCTAGTTCTAGCAGATGACCAAATTTCAGGTGATGCTATCAACGGTGGTGTAATTGGTTCAATTCAAATTGATTCATTAACAACCAGCGGAATTGCAGTTACTGGTGGTACAATAGATGGTACAACTATCGGTGCAACTACATCAGCAGCAGGTACTTTCTCAACATTAGTATCAGACTCAGTTGATCTAAACGGTGGCGCAGTAGATGATACAATTATTGGTGCAACTACATCAGCAGCAGGTACATTCTCAACAATGACAACTGCAGCAGCAACCGTAACAGGTGGCAATGTTGATGGTACAATTATTGGTGCAACTACATCAGCAGCAGGTACATTCTCAACATTGACTTCAGCATCCGCAGCAATTACTGGTGGTGCAATTTCAGGTGCAACTTTGACTTCAGACGTTGTTGATTTTGGTGGCGGTGAAATGGACGCAGTTGTTATTGGTGCAAACACATCAGCAGCAGGTACGTTCTCAACACTAGCATCAAACAATGTTACTTTAACAGGTGGTACTGCTACTGGCATGACAACTGTTACAGCAACAGATCTAAACTCAGGTAATGTTACAATTACTGGTGGTTCTATTTCTGGTACAGACATTGACCTAGGTGGTGTTACACTTACATTTGATGCTGACCAAATTTCAGGTGACGCAGTTCACGCTGGAACGATTTCAGATTCATCACTATTGGGTAAAGTTCACGCTACTGCAGTTCCACATTCAACAATATCACGTTATGATATTACTGTGGGTGCAAACTTTGCATTAGACGTATCAGCAGGAACATTAACACTTGCAGATGATCAAATCTTAGGTGATAAAATCCACGGTGGCACAATCTCAGATTTTGCTTCAACTGGTATTGATGATAACGCAACAGCAACTAAAATGACACTAACAGACACAGCGGCAACATTCGGTGTGAATGGTGATTTTGGTGCGAACACACTTGCAGCAGGCGCAACAACTCTAGCATCTGCAACAGTAACAGGTGATGCAGTAATCAACGGTAATCTAACAGTTTCAGGTGCAGTAACAACTACACTATCAGAAACAGTTGCTATCGAAGATAACATGATTGAATTGAATTCAAACGTTGCTGCAAACGCTGCACCAACTGAAGATTCAGGTATTGTAGTAAATCGTGGTTCATCAGACAATGCACAATGGTATTGGGATGAAACAGACGATGTATGGTCATCTGAAGATGCAGCTGGTAACATGGCTAACATCAAAGTTGGTGAAATCCAAGCGGCAAGTTTCGGTCTAACTGGTCAAATCGCAAGAACTGATGGTGGTACTGGCACTGATACGGCTGCATTCGCAGATGACTCACTAATGGTCATGGCGGCAGCAGGCGCAGTAGCAGAACTAGCAAAAGGTGCAAATTCAACAGTACTAAAAGTTAACGCTTCTGGTGCATTAGGATATGCAAAAGTCGATATGACTGCAGATATCACTGGTATTACACCAATCGCAAATGGTGGTACAGGTATCGCAGTAGGTGGTCTAGAGCATCAAGTTCTAATCGCAGATGCATCGGGTGCATTGGTATATGGATACCAAGAAACTCTACGTACTGCAGCAGGCGATGTTGCAATTCAAACTTCTGGTATGACAACTGCTGAATATCTAGATATGTCAAGTGCAACAGGTAGTGTTACACTAACTGCTAAAAATGCAGGCGGCACAGGTGTTGTAGATATGTATCTACAAGGTCAAGATGGCGGCGATGTTTTCCTAGTTGGTCAATCAGGCGAAGCTGTTCTTCAAGGTGATGATGACACTGATTTAACTGTTTCAGGCGGTGTGTCTGTAGCAGGTGACGCAGGTGATCTGGTTCTTAAAGGCGGTAACGGTACATCCTCACACGCTTCAGGTGATGTTATCATCAAAGGCGGCACAGGTGGCGGTTCAGAAGGCAAAACTCAGGTTTATGGCTCAAATGACACGCTAATCGCAACGTTTGTTGAAACTGCAGACACCGCAACTGATTCATTAGAAATCAAAAATGGCACAGGCGGCGTAGAACTTGCGGCAGTTGGTGCATCTGCAGAAGCTAATCTTGTATTGGCTCCAAAAACAGCAGACAATACTAATGGTACAGGCGGCATGGTTATGCTACCAGCAGGTACAGAAATTGATTTTGATAATTCAGATGATATGGTTGTATCTACTAAGAAATATGTCGATGATGAAATTGCCAAAGTTGGTGATAACTTCCTTCGCAAAGATTTCACAGCAAATGGTAGTGGCACATTCGACATTGGTGACATCAAAGATGTTGCAGGTAAACTATATTATGTAAAATCTGTAACAATCAAAATTCTAACAGCGTTTGTTGGATGTGATGAAATCACAGTGTCAGATGGTACTAATGATCTTGTTACTACTCTTG